AATATTATACGGATGGCCGCTTTTGGATTTCAAAATTCAAATTACAATGAGGCTTATTACAGAAATGCCATTTGGAGACACTATATATTGTCTCCAATTCATTAGAGAGAGTTACAGCCGAGTGTCTCCAATTGACCAAGTCAACATGAGAACTCCACGTTTTAAAATTCAAGCCAAAAACATTTTCCTCACTTATCCAAAGTGTTCTCTTAGCAAAGAACACCTTCTATCATTCTTACAAAACCTCTCACTTCCAACTAACCCTAAATATATTAAAATCTGCCTTGAACACCACCAGAATGGGGAACCTCATCTGCATGCCCTTATTCAATTCGAGGGAAAACTCACGTGCACCAACAATCGCCTCTTCGATTGCGTACACCCAAGCAGTAGCACCTGTTTCCACCCCAACATACAAGGAGCTAAGTCCAGCTCTGACGTCAAGTCCTATCTGGACAAGGACGGAGACACCCTTGAGTGGGGAGAGTTTCAGATCGATGGACGATCTGCAAGAGGGGGACAACAATCAGCCAATGACGCTTACGCCAAAGCTATTAACTCAGGCAGTAAGTCAGAGGCTCTTAGAGTCATTAGGGAGTTAGCTCCAAAGGATTTTGTTTTACAGTATCATAATTTAAATAGTAATTTAGATAGGATTTTCAAGAGCCTCCGGCTCCTTATGTTTCTCCTTTTCTTTCTTCTTCTTTTAATCAAGTTCCGGAAGAACTTGAAGTCTGGGTGTCTGAGAACGTAATGGGTTCCGCTGCGCGGCCTTGGAGACCGATTAGCATTGTGATTGAGGGTGATAGTCGGACGGGGAAGACAATGTGGGCCAGATCATTGGGTCCACATAATTACTTGTGTGGTCATCTTGATCTCAGCCCAAAGGTGTACAGTAATGATGCGTGGTACAACGTCATTGATGACGTGGACCCGCATTATTTGAAGCACTTCAAGGAATTCATGGGGGCCCAAAGGGACTGGCAAAGCAACACGAAATACGGGAAGCCAATTCAAATTAAAGGCGGAATTCCCACTATCTTCCTTTGCAATCCAGGACCAACTTCCTCGTATAAAGAGTTCCTAGACGAGGAAAAGAATGCACCACTAAAAGACTGGGCACTAAAGAATGCGACCTTCGTCACCCTCCACGAGCCACTGTTCTCAAATACCAATCAAAGTCCAGCACAGAATAGCCAAGAAGAGGGCAGTGAGGCGTAGAAGGATTGATCTCGACTGCGGCTGCTCATACTATCTCCACATCAACTGCATCGACCATGGATTTTCGCACAGGGGAACTCATCACTGCAGCTCAAGCACAGAGTGGCGTGTTTATCTGGGAGATACAAAATCCCCTGTATTTCAAGATTATCGACCACGAGAACCGACCATTCAACATGCCCCACGACATCATATCAGTCCAGATAAGATTCAACCACAACTTGAGGAAGGAACTGGGGATTCACAAATGTTTTCTCAACTTCAGGGTCTGGACGAGCTCACAGCCTCAGACTGGTCTTTTCTTAAGGGTATTTAGGACTCAGGTTCTCAAGTATTTAGATAGATTAGGGGTTATTTCAATTAACGATGTAATTAGAGCAGTTTATCATGTATTGTATAATGTATTGAAAAATACTCTGCAAGTATCAGAAAATCATGAAATAAAATTTAATATTTATTAATTACCGATCGAATCGTAGAAGTAGATTCGTATCTTAAGAGTAGCATACACTGGATTAGAGGCATGAGTACACGCCATATACAACAACAAAGCATTCTCCGTATGGTTCTCATACTTAGCTGCTTCCTGATGATTATATGTTACATGACTATTAATCTTAAAAAATCTCTTAACTAACGCCTGTTCCTTCATCCCAGAGGGCCCACCTACAACAGTTGCATGAAACTTCCGCAAAACCTGATACCTGTCTCTCAAATCATTCTTCACCGTAGCTGTGCTGGGCTCATTATCAAACATGTTAAACACCTGCCCAAAATCCATTGGGGCTGCACCATAGGGCCTTCTATCACGGACTAAAAAAAACATAACCTGATTAGTGTGATTCTGCTTCTTGATATTTTCATCCATCCATATCTTACCTAAAATGTAAATGGACTTAACACAGAACCTCTTGCCAACTCTATGAGTAATTCCCGGACCACGCGTAACATCACTAACACAACGAACAATACCAGTATGTTTAACATCATCCCTCTGCTCATAAGACTGGACCTTACATGGGCCTTCACAACCCTTTGGAACATCAGGGCTTCTGTACATTCTGTACATCCTGGGCTTTCGATACATGGGCCTGTACGTCCATGACCGACGTCTGCTTGTGCCTGGGACAATGGGGACAACAGCACGGCTGGTAAACGGGCTGTCGAAGTTCAACCTTCGACGCACCTTCGAAGCGGGCGTGGAAATGATTATATCGGCGGGTCGCTTCGACATAGTCACGAGCTCTGATAACGGATATGAGATCACGAATCAATTCGTGGCCCAAAGTATTGGGCTCGTAGGTTTGCTCAATGGCCTGCAAATATTTGATAGCTAGCATACAACGAAAACCGTGAACAGAGTCTGGGAACTCATTTAAGAGTGGATCCGGATCCCACATTTTGTGGGACAACTCCTTGGCGAGCAAGTATATAAAGACAAAAACAATTATCTAAGCTTTGACGCGCGATTCTCATTGGCGGACAATAAATCATGGGGAGGGTCCACTTTTCTTTTTCGGGCGCGGCCATCCGGT